GAATTAGAAGGTAAGGTTTGTTCTACATCTACAGTCATGGTGCAGTTGTTAAGACTACATCAAATATCTTGTGGTTATCACGCAACAGATGATGGTAAACCTCAACAACTTCCATGTAATAGATTAACAGAACTAATGGATATACTTTGGGAGATATCAGGTAAAGCTGTAATCTGGTCTTACTATGTTGAAGACTGCAGAAGAATTATAGAAGAAATAAAAAAACACTTTGGAAAAAACTCAGTTGTAGATTATTACGGTGCAACAGCTACAGAAGATAGACAAAAAAATATTAAAAAGTTTCAAGAAAATCCTGAATGTAGATTTTTTGTGGGCACAACGGGCACAGGTGGTTTTGGAATTACATTAACTGCAGCTAGTACAATGATTTATTATTCTAACGGTTATGATTTAGAAAAACGTTTACAATCAGAGGCACGTATTGATCGTATTGGCCAAACTAAACCTATGACTTACATTGATCTTGTAGCCGAAGATACAATAGACATTAAAATACAAAAAGCTCTACGCACTAAAATGAATATTGCTAGTGACGTAATGGGTGAAGAATTAAAATCTTGGATTTAAAAAAGTCCTCTATCTAAAGCTTTCTCTAATAGCAGAAGTGATACTGCCCCAACAGTACCCAATAACACCCAATAGATCTTGTCTATCTTACCGCCCAAATCGTGTATACCATCATGCATATGTTTAACATCTTTCTTTAATCCAGTTATATATCCATAAATAGAAAGCAAGTGCTCTCTTGTGCTTTTAGGTTGTAATTTATCTCCGTTAGGCATTATGTTATCATTCCTCGTTGTCTTAATTTTATCATTTTTTCTTCTTCGGATAGTAATGCGTTCTCAGTCATCGTCAATCCTTCATTTAGTTGCGCCATCTGACCACTGTTTACAACGTTTGGATTAGGCGCTGCCTCTGAAACCTGCGTAGGTATATTTGGTGTTATTAGTAACTCAGATGTTTGTTGTGTATCTGTTGGTATTAAATATTCGTTTATGTCTAAATCAAAATCTTTATTTAATCGTAATTCAATCATATCGTTTTCCATCTCCTCTATTATATCCAGCACTTCCTCATTTAAAATATTAGGTATGTTTTTATCTTCTGCTAAATCTTCAACACCTGCGATTTGACCTCTTGAAATTAATAATGGAAAAAAGACATTGTCTTCTATGTCACCATACAAAGGTGCTTCCCCTCTTTTAGCAAATAACTCTTCAATCTTATCATCTCGCATACCTAAAGTTTTAACTGCATCGTATACTCTTCTTAACTTACTCATGTCCTCGTAAAAAGATTTATTAGCTTCAAAGTATTGTCTAATAACTGCGTTAGGATCTGTTACAGGATCACCTGTTCTTAAACCTTCAAATATTTTTCTAGCTTCGTTTCTTTTTGCTGTTTGAAAGTCTGCTATTTTAAAGTTTAAATTTTGTTCTAATTGTAGTGGCACTTTTCTAAAACCTATAAATCCTAATAATTCATCTGGTATTTCGTAATTAATACCTTTTTGAGATTTTTTTTGTATGGCGTTAATTAATCTTCGTAGCTGTGGTAATGATCCAGGTGATAATGTGTAAGCAACGTGTTTAGTGGATTTAGTCCATTTGGTCATCATACTATCTTCTGGATTCCAAACAGGACTACCATTATCTTTAATACCATTTCTAATCATAACATCTGCTACCGCACCAACCCAGATAGACTCTGAGAAGAATGGCTCTAATACTTTACCCAAACCTCGTGATAAACCATTTGCAAAACCCATAATAAGTGGATCATCTTCGTTTGCAGCTTTTGCTTTTTCAATATTAGCTACGATAGTATTCACCGGTTGAATCATGGTGTCATAAAAAAAGCCATGACTAAAATCTATGTATTTGTATTTACCATCTTCATATACACCAATGATCGTATTATCTTCTGACCAAGTAGGAAGTATCTCTCTCATAGCTATTACTTTTTCTTTTCCTAAACCATACAACGCAGAGCCTGCACTCATCGCTGCAAGAGGAAAGAAACCATAAGTCAAAGCTTGACCTGTTAGTCTTTTCATACCAATAGACTGTAATACAGGATCTTTCATTTCTTTTACTGCAAGCATAGTTGTATTACCACCTGTTCTAAAAATCTCTGAAGGGAATGATGCAAAACTTCCCAAAGGTGATCTTCTAATACCTTTTACAAAATCAGATACGTACGCATAGTTAGGAACTGTTTCTCTAACTATCTTTGCTGCCTGTTTCATAATTTCTAAATCACTAGGCATATTTTTAATTATACCATCTTTTATAGCTTGTTTGTAAGCTTCTTTATATTTATATCCTTCTGCTAAAAAGTTTGTAATTCTAAATACATCATCTTCAGCTGTATATAAATCTTGAGCTACGTTATATAATTTTTTAAATTTTTGTGTTGTTGTATTAACTAGTTTGTTAAAAAATACCTCTGCTGTTTCATTACTTCTACCAGCTCTTGTAATGTCACCAAACAAACCTTCAATATCTCTGGCTACTACGTTTTGATTTACCACACCTTCTTCTAATAAAAATTTATATAATCCTTGATCTTGAGGCGTGTTTCTAAATTTAGGGTTTCCTGTTGCTCGGTACAATAATTGTGGTTGTGCAGACTTTACAGCTTGTGTAAAAAACTCTGCTAGTTTTTGTGGTGGTATTAAAATATTACCACTATGAACGGTAGTAAATACAGCAGAAAAAAAGTTTCTTAAGTGTGTAAAAGGACCAAGAATAGTTTTACCAGCTTGTGATATACCTTTTGGTATTAGCAACATAGCTCTGTATGGAAGTGATCTTGTTAGTGCACTACCTATAATTTCATCTCCAGTTTTTATAGAGTCAGCCCATATCTTACTAGTAAACTTACCATCAAGTGGTGATGAATATACTTTATCAGATAATCTAGTGCTAAGTTTTAAAGGTGTACGTATGATTTCTTGATAAGGTAAATTTTTCAAAGCCTCATTGTATGTTTTATAAAATAAAGGTCTCTCACCTTTTGCAAGTAATGCCTCACTATCTGCTAACAATTGTGTATAAAATTTATCTCTTGATACTATGTCAGCAAGATCCGTCATGACATTATATATAGTATTCTTTGCATTTTTATATTTACCAAACAAAGAATTAAATGCTGCAAGATCTGATTTAGTTTGTACTAGTCCACCTACTTTATCAGCTTTAAACTTACCACCTGCAGTTACGTTTTCACTCATACTTTTTATTTGTACAGCCGAATCATCTAATATGTTAGCTGTACCAATTGGAAACTGTGGTGTTCCGGTTACTGGATCTTTGGTTACACGTTTTAAAATATTGTTAACAACAATCATAGCGTCATCCATAGAAAAACCTTTTTCACCGTTGTTAATGTGATACCTTTGAATTATTTTAGCTACGTCTTCTTTAGCTCCTAATGTGGGTTTAAATCCATCGAACAATCCCATGTTCATGTCAAAAATTTTATAGTCAGCACCTAAGTTATATTTAACTCTGTTATTTAATATTGTATTTAATTCTTCAACAGCAACGTTATAATTTTTACCTTGTGCAATAGTATTTTTAAGAGCAGCCGCTACTGTTCTAAAATCAACTCCATTACTAATTAATTCATCTACGTTTTGTTTATTGACTCCTAGTTCATCCATAGATTTTCTAAAAGCTTTTAATGATTTATTAGAAAAACCTTGAAATACTATTCTACCTTTTTTGACTACGTCGTCAGTTGCTAACAAGAAGTTAGAAAACAACTCTGATAGTTGTAAAGGATTTTGTATAGCTTCAGATGCTTTGGTGCTGTTTCTAGATATTTTTTTTAACACATCATCAAAACTTTTAGCAGCGTCATCTGCTGTAATTTTAACTGCACTTTTTTTACCTTCTAGTTTTTGTATACCATCAAATAATTCTTGAGCTTTATCACTTCTAGATCTAAATGGTTTACCTACATACTTGTCAACCCATCTTTCTATTTGTGAATTACTAAACGCAAGATCTTTAC